AACAGGTATGTAACTACAGTTGTAGCCACCTACATGACAACGGTCTAAAGCAGGTCCTGCTGTCATCAAAGCCCTCATACTAGGCATAACACCTAAATCCATTATCTGATCTCTAAGCATAGTAGTCAAAGCTTTTGTCATAGTATATTGATGGTTCTTTTTAAGATGGGTAGTCATGTAGTCAAAGTATCTGTCTACAGTTTCACCCCAATTCTCTCTACGTTCCTCATCTTCTTTCCATCTTGCATAGCGAGAGAGTGCTATGAAGTTTTGATAGTCCGTTGGTAGATAGTTTGATATCATTTACGTCTCCTGTATTATTGTTTTTATGTTAGTAACTTTTAAGCCATCTACCTCATGTATCAGGTCTTTCATATAATCTTCTAAATCTTCTGTTAGCATACCGTCTGAAGCTATAGGGTATTCCTCTTCGTCTACGGATAGTGTCATCATCATTTTAACTCTTGCCATCGTAAACCTCTATAAGTTTATTTAAGTACCATTGAGCTTTCTTTAAATCTTCAACACCATTTTTGTATCTATATCTCCATAAGTATTTAACTATGTTACCTTGTAAATAGTAATCATAGCCATCTGTTAACATAGCTTTTAAGGCATCTATAGTTTCTATACCTGCTTTGTTGTAGTGCTCAGGGCTATTAACCATGTCTTTATCTTCTTCTTGTTGTCTTCTCATTTTCATATACTCCATGTGTTTCATTATGCTGTACCTTTTGTTTTTGAATCAAAGGATATATGAACTATATTACCTTCTCCTTGAACTATGTCAACTTCTTTTTTATTATTTAGGCTACAAGGTGCATCTTTTTCATTATAAAATTCTTCTAATCTGTCTGCAAATTCATAATCTTGTTCCATTAATGCTACACTACTAGCCACTAGCTGACACAAATGTATTAAGGCAAGTCTAGATTTAGCTTCCATAGGATTGTTTTTAGAGGTTACTATGTGTATTTCTACCTGTCCTGTCCATTCTTTTTCAGGTGTTAGGTCAGGTTTTAATTCTATATAGCAAGACTCAGGGTTTATATCAAATATATTTTTCATTATTATCTCCTTATTTTTGTACCTGTAAACTTAATAAAGTCTAGGTGATTATTTTTTCCTTTTTCTTTTAACCAATCCTCTGGAATTATTCTATCGTAAAATCTAAATCCATGTTTAACACACCACTCTGCATAGGTAGACTTAGCTCCTTTACTAAGTTTATTCCTACTATTAGTAAAAACAAACCTAATGTCAAGTTTAGGATGTTGTTTTTTTATATACAGATGTTTTTTTCTATCTGCTGTTATAAATCTGCCTTTAGTCTCAACTATTATACCATTATTTAATATAAAGTCAGGAGTATATGTGCGATAAGTTAAATCCTCCCATTCTATTTTAATAGATTCATAACTATACTTGTGCTTATGTTCTGTTAGATATAAGGAGAGGGCATGTTCTAACCCACTCCTATATCCATATTTTATAGCTTCTCTTCTTATTGCATGTGGAGACATCTACTTGTACTCATCTTTTAGTTCTGTGTAATACACCATAGGAGGTATCTTAGCTTTTGACATCACAGAGGGTAGTTCTTTTAAGTTTTCCCAACAGGCATGTTTATAATCACAAAACCCACAAGTAATTCCTAGTCTTCTATTTCCTGTAGGTTTTGTTCTCCATGTTTCTGCTGAATCTTCATAGCACCTTTCAAACTTATTTGTCTTTACCTTATTAATAGTTTTTTGAATTGTTATCATAGTATCTTCTACACGAGCTTCACTAGCAGATACATACTTAAACTTGCCATTAGCTTTGTTAATTACCCACCAACCACCTACTTTCTTTTTAGCAGCTTTTGCATAACCTATTAGTTGAGCTACATATCCAAAGGGGTCGCTATTTTGCAGTGTCTCAAAGTCAATAAATTTATTATCATAAGACCAACCTGAAGCAGACTTAACATCGTCTACTGCACCATCTATAACTAAGTCATAAGTTCCTGCTATTTTTGTATCACCAACTTCTAGTGTTACGTGTTCAGGCTCTTCATACTTAACTCCTGCACCCCTTAATAAACCCTTGAAGACAGCTTCAACTATATCGCCTAACATCATATTCATCATAAAGCTGTTAGGTTTAGCTGAAGCTTTTTCAGGCTTGTTCTTTTCAAACCACAGTTGGCAAGTGGGTCTGCCCAAGTTGGACATACGTAGTCTAAAGTCTCCACGTTTATTACCCCCACCAAACTGTTTTCTAAGTGCTTCTTTTACATCATTACCTACTTGTTCAATTACTTCTTCAGACATAGTAGATTTACCGTTGACTGCATCAGACATATATTGATGCACTTTCAGTTCAGCAGGGTGATTCATTAGGCTACTCCCTGATCTAATTCAACATCAATGAATTGTTCAACAGTTTCAATATCCTCATCAGATGACACTTTTTGATTAGCATAAGCCTTTTCATCCCAATCTTTATAGATGTAGTCATTAAAGTTTTTAACCCAATCTATAAAGTTAGAGAATGTCTTTTGATCTTCGTTAGTGATATCTAAAGATTTAGTCATATCTATCTTAGCAACAGGAGTATAAAAAGAACTTCCATTAGGTAGTGGATTTTCCTCTGTCTGTTCAAAATAAATATTATGCTGTAGTGGTAGTCTCTGCTTTTTTGTAAACTCAACAAACTGATCCCCTACTGTTTTATAAGCATCTTTATTATCTATTTCCCATATAAAAGGAAACTCTTCTAATGATACATCGTCTCCATTTAAATCCTTAGCACCTACTAACTTAACAGTACCAAAAACAACTCTTACTCGTTTGATCTGCCTTATTAAGTCTTGCATATCAGATGGTAATGCCTTGAAGTCTTTTACATAACCTGTAGGTTTGCCACAATTAAACTTACCTGTATTATCCTTTAAATCCATATTAAGATTATCTGCCATAATAGTTCTTTGATAAGTGCCTTTTGGTTCTCCCTGCTTGGCATTAGTGTTAGCAACGTATCTTCTATACATAAATCTCTGCATAAAAGGTCTAACTGACATCTCATTAGCATAATAAAATGTAGATGTATCGCCATCTATAACTTCTAAACGATATGATCCACCCTCTATTATCTCAGTCTTTTTATTTTTACCATTGACTTCTTCATAACCCATCAATGGAGAGTGCCATATCCTCAGTCTATTAAGGTTATTACTCTTTTTAGGTGTATTACCACCTTCTCCTGCAATGCCCATTGCTTTAGCCATTGCTGCATAATTATTCGTGTCTATAGTCATTATATCTGTCATTATATTTCCTTTCTATTTGTAAGTTCCGTAGTTATATCATGCCACATCTTTAGTGTCAAGCCAATTATCCCCTATTTTTGCTTCTAATAATAAGGGTACATTGAATTTAATATTAAACTGATTTTCGACAATACTTTTTAAGTTAGTATTAACTTGTTTAATAAGGTACAGTACGTGTTGTATTTCTTCAGGGTGTACATCAATCACAACAGAGTCATGTACTGAATTTACTATACAAGATTTACAACTACCCAATAAGTTTTCCATATGTATTAATATGATAGGAACTATATCAGCAGTAGCAAATGATTGCACAGGATAATTCTTTATTTGTGTGAAGAAACTAACTGTACCATTTCTTCTTCGTTGTACATCAGGAAAAGAAAACTGTCTCCCTGATGGTGTAGTTATCATACCTTTCTCTAAAGCTTCTGTAGCCAATCTGGAGTGCCAAGCTTTGATTCCTTTGTACTTCTCTGTGAAGTGTTCATAGTATTCTGCTTCTGCCTTGCTTCTTCCATATCCTGTTGCACCATACAACGGTGCAAACGTATGTGCTTTAGCTTCTTGCCTAGTTGTAGGCTGACCAGCATCACTAATAACCTTAGACGTATAAGCATGTACGTCAAAACCTGTAGATACTTCCTCAATAGCAACCTCATCTTGTGATAAATAAGCTGCGGCACGGAACTCTAGCTGTGCAAAATCAGCTTCAAGTATCTTGCCACCATCAAAACGTGAAATAAAAACCTTCTTAACAGGAAATGTACCACCTCTAGGCATATTCTGCATGTTAGGTTCTGCTCCA